TACGGAGCCAAAGTGTTGCGTAGTGAAGCATTAGTTTCTGCCTTCTACGGCATCGACTAATATTAAAACATGGGGAGTTGTTTCGGCAGCTCCTCATTTTAATAGGACATTTTATGGCTCAACTAGGAAGTGAAAAAGATCCTATAAGAATGAGTGCAAGACGTACCTCTAAGATAAGAGGACGTTTTCTTAAACATGAGGATCGTAAAAGATACTTAGATAACTACGATAAAATTTTTAATTCTAAATCTAAAAATAGTAAGGATTAATTATGCCAAAGCATTATGGTGGTATGAAAAAAATGATGGGTGGAGGCATGGCTATGGATCGAAAAGCTATGCGTATGGGAGGTTATTCTTCTATACATGAAATGGAAAGAGATTGTGCTATGAAAACTAGCGTTAGAGATAATGCTAAAGGATATGGCTCAAAGGTAACTATTAAGGTTACTACATGAAAGTAAAAGCTCCTAAAGGCTATCACTGGATGAAACAATCTAAAGGTGGTTATAAATTAATGAAGCATACTGGTAAATTTGTTCCTCATAAAGGAGCTAGTTTATCTGTAGACTTTCCTATTCAAAAAGTTCATAAGAAATAATTATGTCCGAAACTTATCTTAATCTTTGCAATGATCTACTAAGAGAACTTAATGAAGTTACATTAAGCAGCTCTACGTTTTCTAGTGCTATAGGTGTACAGGCTCATGTTAAAGATAGTATTAATAGAGCCTATCTTGATATTGTAAATGAAGAACCTCAATGGCCTTTTCTTGCAACTGCACTTAGTGGTGCTACTGATCCTATGTATGGGAATGTATATGTAGAAACTGTAGCTGGAACAAGATGGTACTTACTTAAAAGTGATAGTTCTAGCATTACTACTGACTATGGTTCTATAGATTATGATAATTTTTTATTAACAACAGTAGGCGTATCAGGAGAATCTGCTCCTTTTACTATTCGTAATTTACGATTTACTACTACTGAAGAATGGAAAGATTATTTTAGAATCTCTCAAAATCAAGATGATGCAGATACTCAAAATTATGGAGTGCCTGATAGAGTAATTAAAAGTCCTGATAATAGAAAGTTTGGATTAAGTCCTATACCAGATAAGGTATATAGGGTTTGGTTCTATGCTTATAATTTACCTACAGAGCTATCAGCTCATGGTGATCAATTAGTATTTCCTAATACTTATAAACCTGTATTACTAGCTAGGGCTAGATACTATGTTCATCAGTTTAAAGAAAATCCTCAAGCAGCAGCATTTGCACTAGAAGATTATAAAAGAGGTTTGCGTTTAATGAAGTTAAACCTTACAGAGTCTGCGCCAGGATACTTTAAAGATGACAGGATAAGGTTCCTCTAATGTCTCAGCCTTTTGCTTTAGCTTGTAAAGGTGGTTTAAATGTAAATTTAAACCAACTTGAAGTTATGCGACAACCTGGAGTTGCTACAGAGTTACTTAACTTTGAAGTAGATCCTGATGGGGGTTACAGGCGCATTAATGGTTTTACACTATTTGGTGGAGGATCTTCAGTTAGACCTAATTCAAGCAATAGAATACTAGGTATGTTTGTTTATGCAGATGGATTAATTGTTTGTTCAGGGACAGGTATATTTTTTAGCCAAGATGGAACTAGCTATTTACAAATAAATAAAGCCAGTGTTTCAGGAAGTGGCGATAACTTTAGCACCTTTAGTGGAAGATCTAATGATGCTAGAACAAGTCAAGGTCAATGTAGCTTTGCTTTGTTTGAAGGTACGTCTGACTATGGTGAAGTATTAATCTGCGATGGAGCTAATAAACCTTTCTTTTTTAAAATGACAGGTACTGGAGCTTTATCAGATAGGACTTTCTTTGCAGGTGAAATTACAGTTGATAGCACTACAGCTCCTACTGTAGGAGTAATACATGAAAATCACTTTGTTGTAGGTGGTGCGCCTACAGCTAAAAATAAAATATATTTTAGTTCTAGCCTTGATCCTGATTCTTTTAGTGGGTCAGGTGCAGGAAGTATACAACTAACAGACTCTATTGTAGGACTAGCTAGCTTTCGTAGTGATCTAATTATATTTTGTAAAAATAGTATATTTAAATTAATTAACATTAGTGATAGCACTAATATTGCAGTTGTGCCAATTACAAAGAATGTAGGTTGTTTAGATGGACAAAGTATTCAAGAAATAGGAGGCGATCTTTTATTTCTTAGTCCTGATGGTATTCGTACAGTTGCAGGTACAGCAAGAATTGGTGACGTAGAGTTAAGTTCTGTTAGTAGACAGATACAAAAAATTACTACTGTTATTGCAGATGGTATTAATAACTTTGTTATTACAAGTGGGGTGCTTAGAAGTAAATCTCAATACAGGTTATTTTATACTAATGTATCTCAAAGCTCTGCAGTTTCTAAAGGTGTTATAGGGACTCTTACTCCTAATGGATTTGAATGGTCAGAAACTAAAGGCATTCAAGCTACTGGTTTTGCTTCTGGTTTAGATAAAGATGGAGTAGAGCAGTTATATCATGGAGATAATGCAGGATATGTATATAACCATGATACAGGTAATATATTTAATCCTGCAGGTAGTGCTTCTAATGTAGAAGCTCAATACTACACGCCTGACTTAGATTTTGGAGATATAGGCACAAGAAAGACTATTAAATATGTAAAAGTGTCTGTTACTCCTGAAGGTACTGTACAGCCAGAGTTACAAGTTAAATATGATTTTGAAAGTGCTACAACTCCTCAACCTCCTGCTTATACCTTAACTCAGATTCCTTTACCTGCTACATTTGGAAGTGCTACGTTTGGAGAGTCTGAATTTGGAGCTGCTGAAAATCCATTAGTTAGACAGGCAGTTGAGGGAACAGGAAATACAGTAGCATTTAGACTTAAAAGTGATGACCAACGATCACCTTACTCAATTAATGGCTTTTATATAGATTATATGCCAGCAGGTAGGAAATAATAAATGGCTTACACATATACAAGACAAAGTACGATCTCTGATGGAGATACGATTACAGCAGCATTATTTAATAATGAATATAACCAATTATTAAATGCTTTTGCTTATTCATCTAGTGATGCTGCTGCTACAGGACATAGACATGATGGATCAGCAGCTCAAGGCGGTAATATAGGTAAAATTGGTGATCTTGATTTTCTAAATAAAATTGAAGTTGATAGCACTAATAATAGATGGGGTATTTATGTAGAGGTATCCAGTAGTGCAGTAGAACAAATAAGAATACAAGATGGAGCAATCGTACCTGTTACAGATAATGATATTGATCTAGGTACAAGCTCATTAGAATTTAAAGACTTATATCTTGATGGTACAGCTTACCTAGATACTATTAGTCTTAATGGTACTGCTATTACATCTACGGCAGCAGAGCTTAATATTTTAGATGGGGTTACATCTACTGCTGCTGAACTCAACATACTTGATGGAGTAACGTCTACTGCTACTGAATTAAATGTAATGGATGGCGATACTTCTGCTACTTCTACCACTCTTGCAGATGCTGATCGTGTAGTCGTTAATGATAATGGCACAATGAAGCAAGTAGCATTAACTGACTTTGAGACTTACTTTGAAGCTGCTTTAGATACAGGTACAAACTTAACTACTGTAGGTGCTTTAAATGCAGGATCTATTACATCTGGTTTTGGTGCTATAGATATAGGTTCTTCTAACCTAACAGCAACAGGCACTATATCGTTAGGGGCTACTTCTTTTAATGATAATAACATTACTAATGTAGGTTCTATTCAACTAGATAGTATTGCAGGAGATGGAGACACTAATACCTCTATTACATTTAGTGGCTCTGATGTTATTACTATGGCTACAGGAGGCACAACTGCTTTTACATTAGATGCTTCTCAAAATGCAGTAGTCGGTGCTAATTTAACTGTTACTGGTGATCTAACTATTAGTGGTGATGATTTAGTAATGGGAACTAATACTTCAGGTATGCTTCTTATTGCTGATGGTACTAACTTTAATCCTACTGCAGTTGGATCTTTATCTGAAATATCTACAGTAGCTAGTGACGATGTATTACTAGCAGTAGATACTTCTGGAGGCGGTTTAAAGAAAATAACTAGAAGTACATTAGTTTCAGGACTAGCTACTTCTTCAGGTATTTCTAATGTAGTAGAAGATACTTCACCTCAGTTAGGTGGAGATCTTGATGTTAATGGTAATGCATTAGTTTCTACATCTAATGGAAACATTGCATTAACACCCAATGGAAGTGGTGTAGTTAGAATAGATGGTAATGTAGATATACAAACAGGGGAGATTGTTTTAAAAAATGGTGGCTCTGTATCTAATATTAAATTTTATTGTGAATCTTCTAATGCTCACTATACCCAATTACAATCTGCTGCCCACAGTGCATACAGTGGAAATGTAACACTTACTTTACCTGTTTCTACAGATACATTAGTAGGTAGAGCAACTACAGATACATTAACTAATAAAACTCTTACAAGTCCTGTTTTAAATACAGCTACAGTAGGGACTTCTATTGTTCCTGCTAGTGCAGATGGAGCAACATTAGGTACTGCTTCTGCAGAGTTTTCTGATATTTATCTTGCAGATTCTAGTGTAATTTTCTTTGGTAATGACCAAGAAGTAAAACTTATACATAGTGCAGATAAAGGATTAATACTTAAACATACTGCTACTGCAGACGATAAACCTGTTTCATTAACCTTACAAACAGGTGAAACAGATATAGCTGCTAATGATGTACTTGGAAAAATAGATTTCCAGGCTCCTGATGAAGGAACAGGTACAGATGCAATATTAGTAGCAGCAGGTATAGAGGCAATATCAGAAGGAGACTTTAGTGCTTCAGCCAATGCTACAAAGTTAAGTTTTAAAGTTGCAGCCTCTGAAGCTGCAGCAGAAAAAATGTCTTTAAGCTCTGGAGGGAATCTAACAGTTTCAGGAAATATTGCTGCTGTAGATTTAGATATATCTGGTGATGTAGATATAGATGGCACACTAGAAGCAGATGCAATTACAGTTAATGGTACAACTTTAGCTGAAACAATATCAGATACAGTTGGAGCAATGGTAGGCTCTAATACAGAAACTGGTATTGCAGTTACTTATGATGATTCTGATAATACTTTAGATTTTGTACTAGGAGCAGCACAAACAGGGATTACTTCATTATTAGCTACTGACATCAAGATTGGTGAAGATGATCAAACTAAAGTTGATTTTGAAACTGCTAATGAAATTCATTTATATGCTGATAATGTAAATAAAGTTACAGTTGATGCAAATGGAATGACTTTAAATGCAGGAGCTTTACAGTTAAAAAATGGCTCAACAAGTGCAGGTAAGATAGAGTTTTTTGAAGATTCAGATAATGGTACTAATAAAGTAACTCTTATTGGCCCTGCATCTACAGCAGATATTACACTAACATTACCATCTTCTGATGGAGATGCTGGTCAATTTATGCAAACTGATGGAAGCGGTAATCTTAGCTTTGCAGATAGTACAGGTATGTCAACATCTAAAGCATTCTTTATGGGGCAATTATAATGGCAGTCAAAATATCAGGTGCTGATCTTAGCGCAAACACAACAACAAACATAGGGCAGGCTGGCTCCTCTGGAGGCACTTATACTGTTCATATACTTAATAGAAGTTCATCGACAGCATTTGTTCAACTTGGAGTAGGAGATAGTTCTGCTACATTTGCTAATGCTCAAAAGCTTTTAGAAAATACTCAAATAGCTCCAGATGAAAGCATAAGTTTTTCACCAGTGGTAGCAGGGGCTAGTGACTTTATTATTGGCAGAAGCACAGTTGCTAGTGTAAATATGGTAATGATGGGGCATGATGAATAATGGTAGGAATAATTAGAAGAAACGCAGAAAAGTATCCAAGCTCACTACCAAGGTTTCCTAACCAAGATACAAGTGGATGGCCTTATTATGGGTGCGATCAAGGTGCTGGAGCATACCTTAATATGTATAGAAAAGGTTTCCCTGGAGGAACGGCTGGCAGAGGAATTAGAACTACTACAAGTGCATCAACTTCTTTTGATGCAACCTTGTTTAATATAGATGGAACTGAATCAACAGATGGGGTTTGGAATGGAGGCATGACAGTTGCGGAAGCGGCAGGGAGTGCTAACGCAAATCAATACGTTGGCGGCTACATGGATACGGCTGATAATGTTTGGTATATGTTATTTTGCGACACAGACACTAGCCCTGACACATTGTATTTTTCCAAGGTCAATGAAGCTGGAACAGTTACAGCTATTGGAAATGCTCAAGTTGGTAATGGATCTATGGATAATATGAGGTATAACAACAGTTATCAAGGAGCTTTAAGACGTTTAGGAGGAGATGGGTCAGGCAACTTTGGCCTTTATTGGACTAATACGACAGGAGGTAATGCTGCTGCTGGCGTACCATACAGAGGCGTAGATATAACAATCGACGCAAGTGACGGCAGCTTAAGTTACGCAAATATGATGCCAACTGCTTTTGGAAATCCTACCATTCCATTAAGTTACCCTCACATTGGGCCAACTGCTAATAATATAGTTGCAGGTGTGTCGCAGATGTGGTGGACAGGAGGACACACTAACCCATCAGGGGCAGCAATTTATGGAGGCTTGGCAAATTTAACAAGTGGTAAAGCAATGAATAATATAAATATGGGCAACCCTGTAAGCAATAATATCCCTTGGACGAATGGATATGCCATGATATGGGAAAGATCTAAAGACACTTATACTGTTGGTACGTATTACGGAACTGGTGTATACGCACCTAATAGCTTTAATGAAAGTGAAATTCATGCTTGGGTAGACGAAATGGCGGTATATCATGGAATTTTATAAATTTGTAGCAGTAGGTATGTTAGGCGAGTTAGTTTTCAAAAGTTCTGTTTGGCTTAATCTTCTAACTGAAACAGAAATGTGTGCATTTTTTAGAAGCTCTACGCAAATCATAGCTGATACTGCTTTGTTGATGAACAATAGAGATGGAAAAATAAATGTAGAAAGCTCAAGGTTTGATGATGTTATGACAGCGTGTGTTGCAGAAAATATTTTTACAAATGATAGAGTAGCAGAGTTCAAACGTGGGGTAATACGAATTAGTCCGATAGAGTGGATAGAACGCTCTAACTAAGGTTATAAAATGAATCCTAAACAATTAGAACCAGGGTCTAGCTATGCTCAGTATGATACTGATGGTGATGGTGTAGTTAGTGATGAAGAAATTGCTACAAGTGAAAGACTTCAACAACTAGAGATACAGAATGAAAAAGCTGACGCACAACGCAATATGTGCTGGTTTGCCCTCTGGGGAATGCTTTTATATCCATCATTAGTATTAGTAAGTAGTTATTTAGAGCTAGATAAAGGAGCTGATATATTAGGTTCAATGAGTAGTATCTATTATATATCAGTAGCAGGAGTTGTAAGTGTATGGTTTGGAAGCCAAGCCTATACATCTAAGAATGGAAATAATGGAAAAAAGTAGAGATAAAGCCTTGGAACTAGCCTTAGAAGCTTTAGAAAGAATAGCAACACATGAGAAAGAATGTGGAGAGCGTTGGACTGAGGCTATGATAGAACTGCGTGAGTTAAAACTAGCTACTCGTAGTCATGCTCAAAGATGGGAAAAGTTAGCTTGGATGGTAATAGGAACAGTTACAACTACAGTTATTGCAGCTTGGGTTGCATTAATATTTAACTAATAGGAGAAGTAAAATGGCACAACCTACAGATACTCAACATAAACCTTCACCTAAGATAAGTGGTGGAGCAAATGATATTTATCTTCCAGAAGTACCTAAAATGTCTGGAGGCAATAGTAATATTTATTTAAGAGATCCTTCTCCTGTAGGTGGAGGAGCTAATGATATTCTTCAAAAAGAAAATCCTAAAGTAAGTGGGGGAGCTAATGATATTTATCTCCAAGAAAATACCCCTACTACTGGTTCAGGTATTTATTTAGAGAATAATAAGCCTGTATAAATTTAAAGGTTAGAGCGTTATGGCTAAAAGTAAAAAAGCTCTCAAGGCATTAAAGAGGCGAAAAGAAGCCAAAGGGCGTAGTCGTGTCTTAAAAGAAAGGCAGGATTATACTGGTGGTGGGCGAGTAAAAGCATTTACAGGATTTCCTGGGAATATTTCTATTCCTAATCAAGAGCAAATTCAAAAACAAGTAGATGCTTACAAGAAATCTTTAGAACAAGATGCTGCAGGAGATGCTTCTCCTAATACAGGTGCTTCACCTGCTACAGGTACTCCACCAACTCCACAATGTAGTGATGTTGATTTAACTGGTGCAAATGAAGAGACGCAAGATCAAATAGCTGCTAATCAAGAAGCTCGTGAGTTAGAAGCTAGAAGAGAAATATTACGCAGA